GGTGTGTCTAAGTAAAGATTTGAGGTTTAGGAACTGGGAGCATTAACTTGGAAACTACCATAGCCAAGCCGATAGGGGCTGAGATATCTCCAGCACTCTTTCGCTTAATGATGCGCCATGCCGAATCATTGACTTTAGCTGCACAGTTATTCATCTGCTGAATAAACTCCGCTTGCCCATTATGGACTACTCGATGATTATTTAGTCCTTCTGCAAGGTCTCCACACGCTTTGTAGAACTGCTGTCCTGAGACATCCTCAATCATGACACCTGCATTAGCCAATCGATCTGCAATCGTTTGAGTTGCGTACTTGTCAAAGCAGACTAGGCGAGGCTTATAAATGTCGCACCATGCCTTTATACTTGCTGCCATCTTCAGCTCATCGATAGCAACCTGTGAGCTGTAAGTCTCTAGGATTCCAATGCCAATCCGCCCATCTGGGAGAAGTTGTCCTGCGACCAATGATCCGTTCCTGCGTGACGGACTGACATCGAAACCGAATACAGTATAAGCCCCAACAGACATTTCAAGCGTGCTATCGGATGTTTCCTCGAGGATTCCGTGTTGCCACGGTGACGATAAACTGTCTATCCACTGACAAAGTGTCTCCGTACGCGTGTTTTCAATCGGTGAAGTAGCAATCGCCTCCTCAATCGCCTCCTCTGTAATGGTGTATCCCAAAGAGGGGTTAGCCAAAGCCCATGCATTGCGATCGTCTATCTTGCAGTACTGCGGTGCTGAGTATTCATAGAATCCAAAAGACTTAGGTGGGTAGTCGATAGCTCTTTCTCGTAGGTCGTTGAGTACAGTGCTGAAAGCGTCTCCTGCATTAGAGGTAAGAAGCGTTTGAGAGTTTGGGTGAGCTCTAGTTGTAGGAGTAGCAGCTCTAAATCCATCTTCTGTGATCTCTCGGACTTCATCGATGTAGAGCAATCCATTGACTGATCGACCGCGAGAGCCGTCTCTAGTTGCTGCGACAACATCAAGCCTTGCTCCAGATAGCATCTCAATAGACTCTGTGCCGTTGGCGTGTCTGATCTGTTTAACGAATCCTTTAAGGTGGTCATTGGTCTCCAATAGGTGAGTGACTTGTCGGAAGGTGTCTAGTGCCATGCTTCGATTAGAGCTCATAATTAGCACATTGGTATTCCACTTAATCAAGTGAGCAAGGATCAACATACGCGCCAGATGTGTCTTGCCGTTCTGTCTGGCTACCAGAATCAGGTTTGTCTTACGGATCCAGTTGCCTTTCTTGTCCACAGTGAGCATGTCCTTAAGCACAAACTCCTGCCACGGCATGAGATCCATCTTGACTATTGCGCACAGGTCTTTAACATCTTGCAGCTTGTTTTCGCCCTTGAGAAGTGGACTGTGAAGCCGTGGCTTGGTTGCCCCTCGTAGGGCTTTGGACTTTCTGGGCTTAGTTGTCATTGGTCTGGACTGGGTCGGGTCTTAAAAGGACTGTCCAGCATCGGTTCGGACTGCATCGGGGAGATATAGTCGAGAAAGACAGGGGGGGTAGCCGTCTTAGATAAAAAAACCCCATCATTGAGCGCACCCTTGCGCAGATTGCATGACTTGCACAGGACTCGAAGGTTATCCAGACTGTGATCTCCACCTGCCTTGCGTGGGATAATGTGGTCGATGTGCATCTCGCCTTCATCTGTGCCACATATCTGGCAGAAGCGACCATCACGCATGAACACGCGTTCGCGCTGCTCGCGGTATCGCCTACTGTTCAGCTTGTCTAGTGCCATCCCTTAGCCTTCCAATGATCTAAGGCTATGCATGGTTCACCATACCTATGCCCTATGTACTTCAATCCCCATTGTATCTGCTTATAACCATCAACCCTAGATAGATACTCACTGCGCCCTTGAGGAATACCATGATGTGATCCATTACGAGCTAATGGTCTCCAGTTGCTTTCCTTTGTATAGAGTATCTCTAAACACTTAAACTCTTTATAGTTATATCCTAATGAATGTAGTGCATATTCTTTATAGCTAACATATTGCTTAGGTTTAGATCCACCTGCTTCAGGCACTAGCAATAGAGATATCCCAATAGCTACTAGCACCCCGCGAGCTACGCCCCTAAGGGGCTCGCGGTGAGCCTTTGAGAGGCTCTGCGCCGTTAGCGTACCATCGCTGTCAAATCCATTTGTATAAGTGCTGCTCAGAGCGGTGTTTCGTTTCATAGTTCCTCCTAATCACCGGCTGTGGATAACTTCTGTGGATAACTATTTATCCGTACTGTAGAAGCCTTTACCCTTAAAGTGTGTAGCTGCTGCCCCAATAACTTTAACCATCGGTTCATTACAATAGTTGCACAAGATCACTGGTCGATTGTTCCATCCGTGATTGATCTCTTGATTAAGATTGCATCTGGTGCACTTGTAATCATAGGTTGGCAAGTTAAGCACTTCCTTATCATGTATGACCCACATCCAGAGCATCGGTCTATGTCTGCCTCAGTAGGTTCTTTGTCTAGGTGACCATATCTTAATATGAGTAGTGGCAAGAGATCCTCAAGTCGGATGATCGCGGCATACTCACGCGCATCTTCACCCTGTCCATTGAGTCTGATAACCCCAAAGCCTAATTCCCCCGAAATGGCTGTACGGCTTTTCAGTTGTGCTAAATATGCTTTCGGTTGAAATCCAGCGCGGGCTTTGACTTCAACATCGAACGGCACATTAACAATATCCTTGCCACTACCCCTTCCCACACATGCGCCTTGCCAGACAGTCGATAGGTACTGTGCGACAACACGCTCTGTGCGGAAACCTCTGTGCTTCCTATGTTGGGTCATAGGTGATGCTTATTCTCACAATTCTTGCAGAAGAATAGGACAGCACCATCATGAATGCGATCGTACTCATTGACTTGGGCGAACGAATCGCAGTCCGAGCAATTCTCTACGCCACCATATCCGCTAAAGCTGTAAATATGGCGATCTACTGGGGATCTATAAATCTCATCAAAGTTAAACTTAGCCATTGACTGTGCTGCATTTCAAGCATTGCCATGAGACTGTGCCATTAACAGCATCTTGAGATAAATCAACTAGGTTCTTAATCTGAACTGGCTCATTGCATAACTGGCACGGCACGAAGGCTGACATTAAATCCACCCACTCACCATTTATCTTGATTCCGATGTTACCCATTAAACTCTCGCTTTCTGTGGTTGGAACTTTCCGTCTGATCCCAGTGTGTACCACTTGGTAGGGCATCTATGTGCCGATGAGATCGCTGTATTACAGAAGTAGCCACCCCATGCCTTGCCATTCTTTTCGCCCTCACGCCATTGCATGTGTCCATGCTCGCATGATGGTGCTTCTACTGCCTCGCCTGTTCCCATTATCGCAGCTACATTTTCCATAGCCTTTTCAAGTGTGACAGGTGCATCCACTACGCCTCGATATTCTCCAACAGGTGTAGTCCAGTAATCTTGATCATCTGCCTTGACATCTTGAACTGCTGGCTTTACTACTTTTGTAGCAACGACCTTAGTCATTTCCTCTCGGCTTGGTCTCTTTCCTTTAGGCGCATAACCTGCATTTGCAAGTGCTCTGCCGATTGCCGAAGTCTCGCAATTCTCCAGTGCTGAAGTCTGATTAACGCCCCTGCTAGTAACTGTTTCTTCAGCGTACCCTGTTGCCCATGCAACGCCATCTTCAGCATTCTTAAATAAATAAGCTTTAACGATGTATCGAGAAGCCTCGACAACTTCCAGTTCAGTAGATATACGGAACGAAGGATAGTCCTTAATAAACTTTTCAAGTCGAACCTCCACTGGTTCATAGTCGGCTAAATTAAACATAGAGTTCATTCTCCTCTGTTGCTAGTTGCCCTGCGAGTGCTCCATAGCTGCATAGATCGACCCAGTTGTCGATGTGTTGGGCTGATTGATTAGTCCGTGCAAGTTTAACGAGCACCATGATCCCTGCGACTTGATAATCGTGGATCGGTGTTTGTAGGTATGCACTGAGGAGCATTGCGGTGTGTTGCAGGTTATCCGCAGGGTGACCATACGAAAGCCCACGATCGCGGATTGTGTCTGTTGCGGTAAGTAGGATCTCATTAGCGCGCATCTGTTGTCACTCGCTGAAATGACTTAGCCACGATTAAGCCTTCACGCTTGCCTTCGTTAAAGCCTCTAGCCCAGCCTACTAAATACCATAAAGCATTAGCTGCAAGTAGCAGCACGATCATTGGCATCTCAAAACTCATTGTATTTCCTATCTGCATCCAGTGCCCTCGACTGGCTTACAGAATTAGTGTGACAGAAGTGTCCGACTAATCAAGCACATTCTGATAACGAAATGATAACGATTCGCCCTCGTCCACGGCATCATCTAAGGTGCGCTTGATGTCAGGCGTAAAGTCGTCCATATAATGTAAACGATCCGTCCTTGTTAATTGGCACTAAGAATGGGCTAACTCGATCTCCGTGTGTCTCAATGACTGCCACGGACATCTGCCAATTAGCACTCCCAGCCTTCAGATAAGAGGCTTTCTTCTTGTCCATAACATTTCCTGCCTCTAAGCCCCAAAGAGTCCTGTATTGGCTTCCTAAGCCTTCTGTGTAGGCACTGATGCCAGCCCTGTGAGTGTGTCCACAGACTACAGACTTGCCGAACTTCTTAGCCAAGCCAAGAGCTGTAAGTCCTGCATTGCTATTCATCGATCCTTCGTCTCCGTGGACTAAGACCCAGCCTTTATGGAACTCGAATGGCTTTTTATGAAAACGAATCCCCAAGTCATTGAAACCCATAAAGCGGGAGTACTCGAGTTCTGGAAGTCCGATGAGGCTAGGAGCTCCTCTAACGAGAGTGTGGTATAGACGATCGGTGTGGTTGGATCGAGTGATGTCGGTAGTGCCGAGATCCCATAGGATGTTTTGAGCCAGACTTCGATCATAATCTAGCTGCCCTTCATACTCCAGATGTGTGCCCTTAGCCCACTTGGACTGAGACTGCATGTCAAGCTCATCGCCTGTGTTAAGGACTAAATCGAACTTCTCGCGCTTTACTAACTTGATAAGATTCTTAACTGCTTGCTCATGATGATATGGAATCTGTAGATCCGAGATCACCAAGTATCTGCGTTTAGTCATCATCCTCATCTTCGTAATCCCCGAACTTCTCAGGGTCAATGGGATCAGGCAGAATCCAGTGAGGATAGGCTTGCGGTTCTGTGATCATGAACATGGCAATGTCCTCTGCGAAACCTGCTCGCTTTAATGAACAGAAGTACTCATACAGTCCAATGCAATAAGCATCGAGCTTTGAGTAACCTTGTTCCTCTAACGCCTTAGTTGCTTTTCTTGCCATAGCACAATGCTACCTGTCAAGCAATATGTTATAGATCTCATCGACTCGCGTGTTGAGTCTTTTGATCTCAGACAACAGGTGTGTAATTACATAGCCAGACAAGCCACCAAGAGCTGCAATGGTGGCAAGGTAAAGCGTGAAGAAGTCGCTCTGTGTCACTTCTTAATGCCCATAGAAGGATCATTAGGTGAAAGGTAGCGCAGTACAGGTGGAAGGATTGAAGCAATACCGGCAGCGATAAGAGCCTGTGGATCTGTCACTCCTGCTGCGTACATTGAGATTGCTGCTACTAAGAAGGCTCTAGCCCAAGATCCTGCTGCTGTCTTTAATTCATTCATTACTTGCTCCTAACATAGGTACTTGAAAAAAAGCCCCATCATTGTCAGCTTCTTTCTTAAAGCTAACATGGCAGTGCTTAGAGTGTTTGTTAGCCCCTGTGTACTTGCGCCACTTCCAGTTAAGGATGCTGGAGCAGATTCGTCCATCGTAAATGATGTAACCAATACGCTTGTCTGCTTTTGACTTGGATAAGAGACGAAGCTGATCGACAAGATCTCCCATGATGTCGGGCTTCCCGCCTTTGAATAAATCTTTGTCCACATCAATGGCACGAACCCAACCCTGCTCATCTGGATTATGATCAGACTTGCGAGCAGCGTGTCGGGTATCACCGATCCAACCATCCGATGTGCGGTCACGATCTGGGAACGAGTCATCGAACTGCTCTCGAAGTTGCTTAGCAGCTTTACTTAGTTGAGGTTTCATCCAAGTAGAAGCTTCGCTTCTTCTGCTGTAATGCCCAGTTTGGCTAAAAGTTCTGCCTTAGCAGTTGCTTTTGCTGCCTTGTCTGTAATCTCTTTTGCTTTGATTTCTTCAATCTTTGCATCGATCTCAGCCTGAGTTGGAGCATTGCCTTCAATCTTGATCCATCGGATAGTCGAATAATCATTGTCAGTAAATGTGTATTCTGCATTTGGCACTAATTGATCAATTGCAGCAGCTAAATAGTTCATTGTTAAGCTCCAATTTCTAACAACATAATGCTGGATGGTGAAGAGTTTTGTTGAAAACTTAAGTTTTGAGATGCGCCAGTAGCGTTTAGACATCCCTGAGTTTTATAAGTAATAGATGATGTGGTAGATGGACTATCGAGATAGCTGTAAGCTACGACATTTCGGTTCACTATGTAGGTTGTATTGTTATAATCTGCATAAACAAAGTTTGTAGGCTGGTTCACAATAGTCGTTGTATTTCTTAAAATTGCATAACCAATTCCAACATTTCCAGCAGAAATACGTTGCATTTGATACTGTTGAGTAACAATAACTAAAATCTTACTTGTGCTAGCACTAGGCGTAATTGATGCGCTTAAACCTGAGTCAGTTAAACCTGTCGATGTAATTGATGTGTCTGTGGTCGTTGTACCCATGACAACCTGTAGAACCTTGCCACCGCCACCTGCTGGAGTTGCCCAAGATGGCACTCCACCTGCAACAGTTAGCACCTGACCAGTTGATCCAATACCCAAGCGAGCAGGTGTTGATCCGCTTGAAGAATAAATTGTGTCGCCTGTGGTAGTCATTGGGTTAGTCATACCAGCTGAGTCGGCAGACCAAATAAAGTCCATGTCTGTATTTGAGTTCTTCTTTAGAACTTGACCAGAAGTACCACCTTTAAGATCGACAAGTGAAGCATCGATAGCATCGCCTAGCGTCTCAATGGCTACTGCGCCATCCTTAACTAGGTCAGTACTGGTTGGTACTGCCCAACCAAAATTAGGGGTTGTTGTTGCCATTAGGTTAGAGCTCCGATCGCTTTAGACCACTGTAGTGTACCATTTACGCCACTCCAGATGGTGTTAGTTGGAAGTACTGTCGCCCATGTTGGGGCAATAAGAGAGAAGTCCGTTGGTGAGACATAGATCGTCATATCCACAAAAGTTGGAGTGGCTCTCATAGAGATACCCTCTACAAAGCCTGAGAAGTACCCCTCGAACATGTTGAAGGGTAGGTTGGTAATAACTACTGGCTCGCCAAAGAATAGGTTAATTAGGTCATTTCTGAGGGCGTTAGGCATAAGAGGATTGTCAAGTCTAAAAGTAATCTGATCAAGCTGTGTTCTAGGCGTTGAGCGTAGGGCTAGATCTCGCTCAATGATGTCCTCGATATCTGCCAGAAAGCGGATATTAGAATCAAATGTTCTTTGATAGCGACCATAGGTAATTATGGAAGCATCATCTGTGGCTGAATAAATTGAGCCATAATCATTGCCATAACGCACAATTTCACTGTTGCGGATCTTGCCAATCTGAAGGATTGACTTAACGCTGGCAGGCGAAGCGTAGTTGCCGTCTAACTGAGTTGAGCCATTAGCTGCTAAATAGTTACTTCTATGATCCCCATCTGCATATGAGATTCTGCCTTGCTTGTCCTCGTAGAGGTTTCCAAGTGCGCTGTCCGCTATTTGCTGGACTAAAGTCTGAGTGTTGCGATCTGCTGCGCTCAAGTTATCCATCTGATACAGACCAGTATCAATCTCGCCCACGCCTACATTCTCAGCATTAGCCCATGTTGTAGTCGGATCGTAGGTCGCCCATGTTAATGCTGCTGCGACTTCTTGCCATTGGTTAACTAAAAGATTTTCAAGGATGATGCTAATCTGCTCGCCATCCAGTCCATGAGCTACAGAATCGGTGTAAATGGCTTTAGGCAGTTTAGCCAAAGCACCTACGGCAAGAACAGTTCCCAGTGTTACATAACCTGTTTCTTCAGGGCTTCTAACTGAAGTTGTAAAGTCTGAAACAGTGCCACCAAAGAAAGGCACATAAGTGCCAGAAGTGTCTTTGAGTTCTAGCGTAAGAGAATCTGTAACATCGATGTCAAAGAGAGCATTGGTTGAGTTGATGATGTCCATGCGAGCATAACCTGCTTGGCATTGACGATCAATGTCGATGCGACCAATAGTGACATTAACTGAGGTGACATTGGTATAAACAGTCGTTCCAACTGTGATTCGCCATTCTGGAAGCCATGTCATGAGATTGCTAAACTCGTAGTTCCGCGCTGATTGGCTTGACGAATAGCATCTTCAATAGCTCTAGCAATGGCTTCTGGATCTCCAATGCCTGTGTTTACAGTAATTTGAGGCATAAATGAACTATAAAACTCTCTTTGATTCATTCCTTGAATAATTCCTCTAGCATCTGGCAACATTGAGCCACCTTCTGCTTCGCGGAAAGAACCTGCATTGAATGGTTGAGTTAAAATACCCTGAGAAATAAACATGTTTTTGGCTACGCTGTCCTCTAATTGCTGAAAAACTGGAGCTGCGCCATCGACTAACTTAATAAATTCTTTGCCATTTTCACCAATAACTGAAATAGCTCCACCAAGAGCTTCTGTTGCTGTGTTGATTTCAGCAATGCTTCTAGGTGCAGTAATTGGACGGATTCCGTTAGGTGTCTGGATAAATCCGCCACCGCCACCGCCACCGCCGCCGCCACCGCCTGAAGGTGGAGTAATTGTAGGAATTTTAACTTTAGCCAATTCTTCTAAAAGTTTACGAATCTTGTCCAATGCATCATCTAAATTTTTCTGATCAATTAACTCTTTAGGTTTCAATCCGTCAAGGATTGATTTAATTGCTGTCATCTGAGTATTCTGACCAGTCAAAGCATTAAGAATCTTTACATCTTCGTTAAGTTTAGCTGTTGCAGCAATAATAGCTGCTTCATCCTTAGAAGCAATGGCATCTTCTAAAGCAAGTATTGACTTCTTAACATTAAGGCGAGCAGTGTCGTTGGCAATCTGCAATAGTTGGGCAGAGTTCGTTGCTTTTCCTAACTGCTCAGCTTGATTGGTAAGGGCTGCTGCAACTTGAATCTTATCTAAATCAAAGACTTCTTCGCCTTTACCCAAAGCAATGTTAGCCTTATCAATAAGCAAAGCAAGTTTCTTATCTTTGAGAATTTTAGCTTCTGCTGCCTGTTGCTTTTTCTTGATAGCTAATAATTCAGCAGCACGCTTCTTGGCAGCTGACTCTGCCTTAGCCAGTGCATCTGCATTCTTCTGAGCATCGGCATAAAAAGGCTTACCATTGAATGCTGCTCTCGGAGCATTGGCTCCGGATTGTGGCTTATCACCAAGAAAGATGCGAGGATCGCCTTCGATAATAAGATCAACAAATGGATCTGTCGCTTTGATAAATCTTGCTATGATGTCAGATAGACCTTTTATTGGAGCATTGACGGCTGCTGCAAGCCCTGCTACGCTTTTAGTAAATTCTGCTGTATTGTAAGCTGCCGTAAGCATGTCATCTGCTAAAGCACTTACATCAGTATTGCCACTCAGAAGCAGTAAAGAATCAACCAAGCCGCCGCCAATAATTTCAGAGGCTTGCTCAGATGCAATAGCAAGTTTGTTAATCTGTCCCGTGTAAGAGTTAGCAGCAGCTTCCCCTTGACCACCAAAAAGTTCAGTGATTCTTTTTTGGATTGTTTCGAAATCAGCACTATTAAGTTCTGCTGCTGTAAGACCTAGATTAAGACTTTTAAGACCTTTAGCGTTGCCAAGATAAGCCTGTGATAATTTTTCAGCCACGCTACTTGCATCGACTCCAGTAGCTGCCGAAACATCAAGGGCAAGATTGAGAAGCTCTTGGCTTTTAGTAAGTGAGCCTGTAGTCTGCAACAGCGTTAAAAGGGCTGGCTGAAGTTGATCTCGATTTACACCTGTGGCAAGTTCTACCTTGTCGATGTAACGATCAATCTCTGGAGCAGCAAAAGCAAGACCTAGATTAGTCACCGCAACTCTTAAGCGGGTTGCTTCTAACTCAGAATCTGCAAAAGCCTTGACAGACTTCTTGCCAAAAGCAACTATCTGTGCAGCACCAAAAGCCACACCAAGAGATCCAGCTAACTTTTTTGCAGAGCCAGATAACTTGCCTAATGCAGTTTCGGCTTGCTTAAAACCCTTCGCATCTAACTTGGAGCCTATATTAATATCTGGCACTAGGCTGCCTTCCTAAAAGTAGTGGATTTAGATCGTTCCATAAATAAACGCTCTGCCTTGTCAATGGCTTTTATAGCTGCGCCATAAGCCTTGCCTTGATCTTGTGCCCATGCTTTGTAAATTAAACGACCTCTACCTTTGAGGCTGGCAGTTAATTCTGGAAGGTTCTCAATAAATTGAGCACCCGCTCTAGGGTTAATAGATCTGCTGACCTTTTTTGATGTTCCACCCGCTTTAGATCCAACCCACGGCTGACCTGCTGGATTAGCACGACCAGCAGTTTCATAGATCGCACCTGCAAATGATCTGTTGAAGATTTTTGCATTAGAAGTAAAACCCGAACGCGTAGCCTTTCCGGGTTTAGTACTAAAACCTATACCAGATTTAATTTGCTTTGAGTTGTATGTCGGAAAACTTCCTTCATTAAATGAACGAGGAGCCCAGCCAGACATTGGAGAATCATTAGGTACAAAGCCTCTAGCCTTTTTAACAATAGGACTAAGTGCTAAGCGCAGCTCGATGTCTAGTTGCTTGCTAAGGTCGGGGGCAAAGGCGCGAATAGCTTTGCGAGTTTCTTTAACGCCTTCTATTTTTACTTGCATCGCTCACCTCTTTCGCTTCATCCTTGAGCCCTTGCACTAATGCATCGAGCATGGTCTTATCTAGATCTAACAACTGCTGTGGCGCGATTCCCAATCTAATGCTTAGCCTAGCGATTAGATAGGTGAATGGAAGATCGCGCTTTAAGCTAAAGGGTCTGAATCAAGCACCTCGACACTTTTGAGTGTCTCAATGAAATCCATACCGAAAGGCTTAACAGTTTCACCTGACCTGCGTGTTACTTCCCATGCTAGCCAATAGACATCGCTCTGCTTTTCTTCATCGCGGAACGCCTTATGGAAGCCCTTTTTAGCGTACTGCTCGAATGAGTACTCCACTGCTGGAGTGATCTCGCCTTCCAATACGCTTCCATCTGTACGAACTATCTTTAGTTTTGCCATGAGTGTGCCCCTTTGTTAGTTGTTTAGAATGTGCCTGTTGTGGCTACTGCAACTGTTGAGTTAGCAGTAAATGTGATTGACTGTGTAGACATATCACCAACAGCACCATTGATGTCTGTTGTGTTATTGACTAGCAATGACACTGTGTAGAGAGGGTTAGTCGCTGAGACTGCTGTTCCCTTTTCCTGTAGGAATACACATGTGACTGTTGTACCCCATGCAGCTTGTAGTGTTGCCAATACATTAGCTGATGCTGTGTCGTTTAAGAAGTCGATTGTTACAGATGATGCTTCCAAGCCCTTAACGAACTTGTGTGCTGTGTCACCCATTGCAGTAACTTCTAGCTCATCGAATGTGCGGTTAAGAGTGATTGATGTGACATGGTCAGAAAGATCAACAGTGTTAATCTTCACGCCTACTTTATTGTTTAGAAATACAGCCATGAGATTATTCCTCGTCTTTCTTAGTAGTTACTGGCTTTGGTGCTGGTGTGCTTACTTGCCCGATTTTCTTCAGGAAGTCAGCGTTTTCTTGTTCCCACTCGGACATGTTTAGCTCCAACTCGTTAGGATTGATACGGACATCTCGCAGCTGAGAAGGTCTCCCGAAGCAGCATTGAGAATACTTGGTGCGCTTATCGCGCTTACATTATAGGTCAAAGATGATGCAGCGAGCTTTGCGAACACGCCACAGACTGTGTCCTCGATGCCGTTAAGGTTTCCCTCATTGTCGAACAGTGGAACAGTCATAACAATCTTGAAGTTAGCCATTGGGCTAATACTGATGTGCTGATTGTTGCTAGGTGTCAGATAAGGATCATCTGGCGAAACAATTACAGAATTAGCAAGGACTGTGGCAGGTGGAAATGCAAAAGTCTGCCACTTAGCGTTATCGACTAAAGCCGTTGCTAATGTAGTCCTAAGGGTAGTGACGGCAACAGGCATCAGCCCACCATAGAGTTAGGTGATAAGCAGTGAGCGATCAATCCTCGCACCTTAGCGAGAAGCTGTGCGCTCATTCGGTAAGGGCTTGGCTGGAAATCTACAGCGTTACTGCCTGAGAGAGTGGCTGTACGCGCTTGCCAGATTTCGACAGATATCATTAAAGCTGCTTGCTGAACTGCTGTGTCAGTTGCATAGTCTGTGACTGTTCCTGCAACAATTCCAAAAGGCTGGACGGCATGAGTGCCTTGATCTGCTCCAGTTGCAGAATATGAAAGTGAGCCTGAACCGATGGCAGTGATTGTCTTAGTGCCGTTGTATGGGCTTCCGTTTTTAGTAATGATTATGCTTTGTCCTACATAGAAATCTTTAGAAATCTCTTGACCAAAGTAAAGAGTTGCCACATTGTTTGTAAGGCTTTGATGCGTATTGTAAAGCTCGTTCTGCCAAAGCATAGGCAGAAGAACTACATCCGTTGCATCACATACCTCTTGAAGGGTTGCATCTGGATACAAAGTACCGACTCCGAGTGTTGCACGGAGTTCTGAGACTGTTGTAAGTGCCATGATGATCCTTTCTAAAGACTCTAGGGAGTCAGAGGGCTACTGACCCCCTAGAGCGACTTAGTGAGTTTTTACGCCTTGTTATTCTTGAATGCGCCAGCGCCAACCTTAGTTGCGATAGCACCGAATCCGTAGTAACCAACTGTAACTGATCCGTTAGCTGTTGATTCTGCGCGTAGGCGGTATGTTGGTGACTCGTACCATGTGTAAGCATCTGGGTTCACGATGAGGATTGTTCCATCGCCATCGCCACCATTTGTTGGATCTACATAGAGGTTAAGTCCTGCAACATTACCTGTTAGTGATGTTGGTGATACTTGACCGCCAGCGTTCATTGGCTGTGATGCTGTGTAGATTGGACGACCTGCATCGTTTAGAGACATGATGTTAGACCATTGTCCTGTTGATACGACCATGTTGCGAGCAAATGGGTTAGGTAGTCCTGCTGTTGCTGCATAGACAGATGCTGAACCACGAGCAACAATTCCTAGCAATTCTGCTGCTGTTGGATATGTTGCAACTGTTGTTGCATCTGTCGTTGCACCTGAGATAAGTGCTGCATTGACTGCTGCATTTGTTGCCTTTGCGTAAGCTGCTGCCATGTTGCGCACTAGCTCATCAAAGAATGCTGGAGATGTACGATCTAGCAATTCAACAGAGAATGTCTGCTGTCCTGCATACTTCTGTACTGATACAGATAGGAATGCAGCGTTCTGATCTGTGTCGCTGAACGCATCGCCTTCTGGCTCAATCGCAACAGTTGGAACTGCTGTGATCTTTGGAATCTCGAAAGTCATACCTGCATCTGGCAATACTCCACGAGAGATTGCATCGATTGAAGGACGGATTGTTGTTGATAGTGGGTTGATGATTTCTGACAACTGACGAGTTGGAACAAGTCCTGCGTTGTCTGTTGTGTCATCTGCTGCGCGTAGGTATTGACGAGCATTGTCGTCACCTAGTGCTGCACGAATTGTGTTTTCTGCGTACTTAGCTGCTGTTACTTCGATGCGTGGCTTTGTGAAGTATGCTGCTGAAACAGTTGGGCGAGCAGCTTCAACCGCTGGTGCTTCAACTGGTGTTGCTTCGACTGCTGGAGTGGTGTTTTCCACGGCTGTCTCGCTTTCTGTTGGTTGGGTGATTTCTTCTACAGCAGATTCTTCTGCTGCAATATCAGTAACTTGAGCCGACTTAAATGCTGGCTCTGTTACTAAACTTACTTCGACCAAGCGAGCAGCTGAAACATAAGTAACGCCATCCTTGATCTTTGACTTGAGGACTTCTGCCCCGATTGATAAACCGCTCTGCAATCCTTCTTCTGCAAGGATTAGAGCTTCTGTACCGCGTTGAGAGCGACTGATAGAAAATACTGCATCGATTGAGTTATCTGATTCGCTAAAAGAAACCATGCGACCTAATGGCTTCTTAGTATCATGCTGACTTAGCAACTTAATTGCTTTAGGATCTTCGATAGCAATAGATCCAGAAGCAAAGATTACCTTGCCCATATTTGTAGATCCTGCTTCGACATTAAGAGGCACAATCTTGCCTGATACTGTGCGACTTGCTGAGTCTGCTGTGAGATCAGCTGAGAAGGTGATTACTTGGTTCATTCTAGACCATTGCTTCCGTTAGGTGTTAGATCTGTCATTTCCATAGCCTGTTCCTGTGTAACCAGATTAAGGGCTAGGAGTTTTTCAATTACTGCGAGTTCTTGCAGTGGATCAGTGCGCAGGAAGTTCTTATCAATATCGAACTTTACTACATTGCCACGAGCAGTGATGTCATCCATTGACAAGCGATCTTCAATCGCAGTAATGAATGGCTGTAGAGATAGAGTTAAGAATTGCTTGCGTTCATCATTGACATTCTGATATGTATAACTTGAGTTCTGATCTGCTGACACATAGATCGCTGGCACATTACATAAGCGCGCAATCTCAGTCGCGAGATTCTGAATAGCCTCGTTGTACATCATGTCTTTAGGAGAGAAGCCGACAGTCTTATAATCTAAAGTGCTTGTTAAATAAGCAGTAGAGTTATTCTGTCGAGCTCTTTTCCATGCCGCTAACAATCCTTGAACTTCTGCCGGTGGTAGATCAGCTCCTGAGTTCTGAATGAAACCAGTACTCATCGGAGTGGCTGCTGCAATCGCTGCTGACTTCTGGACATCAATAGCTGCGCGAATTGTCTGCACTCCAGTGTTAAGAATGCCATCACCCAATGATTGGAAAGTAATTAAAGATCCCAAGCCGTCCATTGGCAAAGTAGTGCCATCGACTGCATAAGATCTAACAAAAGTATTGGTGCTATCTAGTGTTGCAGTTACTCGATGGTTAGCGATCCACTCAAAGCGAGAAGGGCGACCATCCTCAGAATAAACTTCGACCACTTTCCAGAAGGCTTGCCCATAAAACAGAAGTGAATCAACAGTCCACGCAATAGTTACAGATCGTGGCTGTGAATATGAAGGCTGCTCTAACCATGCAGGTGAGCCGAGTTCTTCATTGGTAGATTTCTTATAAAGCTCTAAAGGAATTGCTCCGATAGTTCCACACAATAGATTGCGACAGCGCATAAGTGCTGGAACAGAGATCGCTTCGCTTCTGCCGATGAAGGCATATTGAAACGGCATTGCATAAGGTGAATACTCACCAAGCACCTGAGGTGCGGACTGAGCTTGTAATTGTGGCTTAGGTTCAAGCCCAAATGTCTGCAAGATTCTACCCATAGACAGAAACTATAGCATTTGTCAAGCAATTAGACAATGTGATATGGGTGTGTCTAAGTAAAGATTTGAGGTTTAGGAACTGGGAGCATTAACTTGGAAACTACCATAGCCAAGCCGATAGGGGCTGAGATATCTCCAGCACTCTTTCGCTTAATGATGCGCCATGCCGAATC